AAGACCTTAAATTAGCTATCTTAGATCAAATCTCTTATGACTACGAGAATAGAGGATTAGATGGCGATTCAGGTATTTGTGATAAGTCTTGGAAAGCGTGTCAAAGATGGACAAGAATATCCCCAATTTTATAATATGAAGTTAGGAAAAGCGAAAGCAAACTATATTGATGCCAACACGATGACTCGTGAGGTTGGAATCTATGCTGCCACAAGGGTAAGTGATGGTCAAGGTGGCTACACAACAACCTTTGCCCTACAAAGCACAGTTTGGGGTGATTTAAGACCAGATAATCAATCTCGTGAAGTAGGAGAGTCAGAATTGCAATTTGACCAAAGAAACAGGCTCTATATTCGTTTTGGAGTTAACATAAACGATTCCTACGAGGTTGATGTTGAAGGTTCAAGATATACAATACATTCTATTAAGAACGTTGAGAACCAAAATAGGTTCTTGGAGTTAATAATTTATAGATAATGGGTGGATTTACATTTGATATAACAAACATATCTGAAGTTTCAGCTAAACTACAATCTTTAGATAAAAAAGTACAACAAGATGTAAAGGATGAAATAAACGCATCTGCATTGAATATCCAAAGCGGAGCAAAGCGTTTAGCACCTGTCAATTTAGGTCAATTAAGAAATAGCATTTACCTAAAAGAAAAAACTATAAAAGATGGGTATGTTTTTACAATAGGTTCAAGTGCTTCTTATGCTCCTTATGTGGAATTTGGCACAGGTGGTAAAGTAAGTATACCAAAAGGATTTGAACAATTAGCAAGTGGATTTAAAGGTAAAAAAGCTGGTACTTTTAAAGATATGGTTCAGGCTTTGACATTATGGGTAAGAAGAAAAGGAATTGGTGGAGGTAAAGATAAGTCAGTAGCTTATGCAATAGCAATTAGTATTTTAAGGAAAGGGATGCGACCACAACCTTTTTTAATACCAGCATTTGAAATAGAAAAGCCAAAGATGATAAATAACATAAAAAAAGCAATAGAAAATGTTAAATCCTAATATTGAGATAAAGAAATGGTTTTATACTAACTTGACAAGTGCAAGTGGATTGACAGTTTACGATGGTTTTGCTCCTGAAGGTGCTGGTGATGAGTATATTGTTTTAACTGGAAGGACATCAAGCCAAGAACAAGGTAAAGAAGGTTACACAAATAGTATTAGCATCACAGTTGATATTATTACAAAAAATGCTAACTTTGGTTATAAACGTGCTGAAACTATAAGCGACTTAGTCTTGACTGCAATCAACTCGGATACCAATATTACATTGGCAAACGGATTCACGGCATCAAGTTTAAGTGTTGAAAGTGTAAGAAACTTAGACGGCTTAAACCCTTTAGATAACGTTTTTAGAGTATTAATAACTTATAATATAATAATAACTCAAATTTAAAATTAAATAAAATGGCAGAAACAAAAGTAAGCGGTAGAGATTATATCCTCTTAGCTGACATTAACAATGATGGAACATACAAGCCTGTTGCTTGTTTGACTTCTAACTCTTTGACATCAACTTTAGGAACAATTGATGCAACTTCTAAATGTGGTGATGATTACACTCCAAGTCCTTCATTCAATCAATCTTTTGAGTGTGAAGGTTTTGCGATTGATGAAACAGGAACTCCAAGTAAAGATAGTTACCAACAATTGTATACTGCTCACGCTGCTAAAACTTTATTCGCTATTAAGATGGGTAAAGCAAGTCCAGTAGCTGGTGATATTTACTATGGTGGTACTGCAACAAGTTTAGTGTTTATTAGCAATTTCAATGTAAATGCTGCTGATAAAGATGATGTTAAATTTACTGCAACTTTTGTAGTAAGTGTACCTCCTATTGCACAAACTGAAGTACCTGTATAATAAATAAAAAAAACTATGTTTCAATTAAAGACTAACAACAACACAATCCACCTAAAGTGGGGTACTTGGGCAATGCGTGAGTTTACTAAACAAAACAATATCGGTATTGACGAGTACTTTAAAGTTCTTTCAACGGCTCAAACAAGTTTGGACATTATAGTCCAGCTTGTTTACATTGGTTACAAATCTGCTTGTGTAAGTAAGAAAGATGAAGTAATTTACACCATTGATGATGCTTGTGAATGGATTGATGAAGTGGGTTCTATTTTTAGCGAAGAAGGTCAAATTATTGACTATTTAAAATACATCGTTGAAAGTACAGTCCACACCATTACAGGTGTAAAAAAGGAAGAAGAAAAAAAAAAGCCTAACAAAGCTAAGCTGGGATGATATCTTAGTTAAAGCAGCGGAGTGCGGAATACGACCAAATGAATTTTGGGATATGACTTGGAAGGACTTTTCCATTATCGTTTTAGGTAAGGAAAGAAACGAGTTAAACGAATGGGCAAGGACAAGAAACCTTGCCTATATTGTATACTTAAGTTCTACAACCGAGAAAACACCAAAGTCAATGAAAGCATTTTGGAGTATTCCAGATTTAGATGAAGTAGATGTTGATGAAGAAAGAGTAATGATAACTGATGAACAATTGGCAAGAACACTTAAATTGTACGGAGTAAATTAATAAAGATGGCAGCAGAACTTTTAGATATACAAATAAATATTGGTGCTAAAACTGAAGATTTAGGTGCTGAATTAATTAAAGCCGAAAACTTACTCAAGAAATTACAAGCAGCTTTAAAGAAATCAACTGACGTTGGGGAAATAAATCAATTGACTGCAAAGATTGGTACTGTTAATACTGCAATAACTCAATTGAATTCAAAAATGGTTGGAGTTTCAACACCAACCGATAATGCTACTCAATCTCTTGTAAACTTTTCAAGAATTGCACAAGATGCTCCTTATGGAATTATAGGTATTGCCAATAACTTAAATCCAATGTTGGAATCATTCCAACGATTGGCTAAAACTGAAGGTGGAACAAAAAAAGCATTAACTGCAATGATAGATGGTCTTGCAGGTCCAGCTGGTATTGGTGTTGCATTAGGTTTAGTTTCTTCTTTAGCAATAGTATTTCAAAAGCAAATTACAGAAGCATTTGAAGGTCCAGCTGGTAAATTAAAAGATTTAAGAGAAGAATTAAAGAAACTTAATGATGAAATTTACAGAATGGCTGGCTCTGCTCAAGCGAGTCAAACATTAGGTACTCAATTAGTTGGGCGAATTACTAATGAAAATTTAGATATAACGCAAAGAGAAAATGCATTAAGGAAATTTAAAGAGTTATATGGTAAAAATAAAGAGATAAAGGATTTAGAAATAAAAGATTTAAAATCCTATAATGCTCAATATTTGCAATCTTTAAATAATAAGGCAGCAGTACAACAATTAGAGGTAAGCAAAGAACAAAATTATATTGATGCTTTAAGTGCTGCAAACGCAAAGTATAAAAAATTAGTTGAAGATAGAGATAATAAAAAGAAAAATACTCTTGCAACTACTAAGCAATTAGAATCTGGTACAACTACTGAAAAACTTCGTTCTGCTATTGATGCAGAATTTGTAAAACCATTAAAAGATGCGCAATTAGAAATTAATAATGCAAGAGCATCGTTATCAAGAACTTTAGATATAACTACTTTATTTGACAATTCGGAATCAGAAAAGAAAACAAAGACTAAGAAAGCACCAATTGTTAATTACGCAAAACAAACATTAGAAGAATTAAATGATTATGTAAAAAAGCTAAAAGATAGAGTTAAAGAAGCTGAATTTGTATTAAAAAATGAATCATTTAAGTTATTTGAATTACCATCAGAAAGAGGAGCAAAAGAAGATAAACGAAAAAATTACTTTGAGAAACAAGCTAAAGAATTATTAGAACAATCAGATAAAGGTGGTTTTGGTAAATATATGCAAGGCATATTTAAAAAAGACAAGAGTGCTATTGATTCGGATGAAGCAGAAAAAAAGAGAATTGATGATCTAAAGAAATCTTATATAAATTTTGCTGATACAATATCTGGTAGTGTAACAAACTCTTTAATGGGTATGTATGATGCTATGCAAAGTGGTCAAAAACCATTAGAAGCCATTGGAGATATGTTTGCTAATATAGGTAAACAAATAGCTGCTGCGGTTATACAAGCAT